TCTGGTAAACGTTCCTGCATCAACATTGCAGATTGGGTCTGCAAGCCCAAGCGTATTTGTAGATCAAATAGTAAATGTCCCGAGTAAAGGGGTTGCACTACAAGTAGGACAGCCTAGTGTTGTCTCTGGTAAGAAAGTTGACGTTGGGTCTGCACAGATCGCTGTCGCAGCTTATGCCCCAGAGATTTTCCGTAGTGCAACGATTATTGTACCTTCTACCAACCTTTCTGTTGGCACAGGTACTCCCGCTATTCTCACCAGCGTAATTGTAAAGCCACAGACTGTCAACGTAAGCTTACTGGCTTTGGCTCCTGCAACTCTAACAGGGTTCAGTGCTAAGGTTCCTGTTAAGATTACAAGCATTGTTGGCCAGAATCCTATTGGCGCTGGCACTGTTGGTCAAAGACGTGTTGTGTCCATTGATAGCGACACTTCTACTAACGTTGTTGTTATTGACACAGAAAACTCTTCTACTACCAACAATAGCGATAATAACGTTGTTGTCCTTGATAGAGATAACTCTCTTACTACAAACAATAGTCAAAATGGGGTGTCGATAGATGACCTTTACAATCAAGCAGTCTGACACATCCCCCTCTCTGCAAGCAACTCTTAAAGATGCTGCTGGGACTGCTATAAACCTTAACGGCTGCACTGTCAAGTTTCACATGAAGTCTCTTGCTGGTGCAATCGTAGTAAACCAGACTATGACTATCGTCAACGCCTCTGGTGGTGTAGTTAGATACAATTGGCAACCTGCTGATACTGATGAAACAGGCACCTTCTACGCTGAGTTTCAGGTTACATACTCTGACCTTTCCGTAGAAACCTTTCCTAATACTGGAAACATTGTCATCATGATTATCCCGGAGTTGAACTAATGGCTGATTGGGGACACTACCTTTTGAGGGATAGCTACTTTTCTATCGCTCAAAGTCAACTCGACGGATACTCTATGGTCCATGTGACAGGGTACAATCCCGACGTTGACTCTGGTGCAGATGAAACAGTTTGGAGTGCTGGTGGCCTCTATCCTTGGTCTGTTTGGGATTCGACCCGTGTTGTCACTGTCGTCTCTGCTTCTAACTTAGACCAAGGTTCTGTAGTTGTCTCGGGCCTTGATGCTAGTTACAATGCGATTACAGAGGAAATCAATTGTGCTGGTACTACACCCACAACTGGCTCTGTTCAATTCAAGCGTGTAAACTCTGCTGTTTATAAGAACGGTGTTGCCAACAATGCTGGTGCAATTACTCTTACAGGCAATGGCAACACTATCGGAACAATTGAAGCTGGTATTGGCCAGACTTTGAATGGCATCTACACTGTCCCTGCTGGGTACACTGCCTACATTGTAACTGGCGACTTTAGTGTTCAAAAGGGTGAAGACTCACAGGTTCGTTTCTTTGTTCGCCCCTTTGGCCAAAGTTTCCGCATTGTTCACATTGGTGAAGTATACCAAGGCACTTATCGGTATGACTATGTTGTTCCTGTGGCAATGCCAGAGAAGACTGACCTAGATGTACAAGCTGCCCTTGTAGAAACCAACAACACACGGGTGACTACAAACTTCTCTATGATTTTGGTGAGAAACAATGCCGTACAGTAACAACGATGAACTGCCCAAAGCAGTACGTAGTAAACTCTCCTCTCACCAACAGTCTGTTTTCCGCAATGTCTTTAACTCCATGATGGAACAAGACGGGATGACTGAAAGCAGGGCTTTTGCTGGTGCTTGGTCTCAAGCCAAACAAGCTGTTGAGAAAGCCCTGTATCAAGGTAAAGACGTTGAACTTGACAAACCTTTCCGTATGCCTGCTGGCTCCACCAAAAAGTTTGGCGTCTATGTTAAAGATGGCGACAAGGTAAAGAAAGTCACGTTTGGTGATCCTAACATGGAAATCCGTCGTGATGATCCTGATGCTCGCGCTAACTTCCGCTCTCGCCATTCTTGCGACACTGCAAGCGACAAAACAACACCCCGCTACTGGTCCTGCCGTATGTGGGAAGAAGGTACTTCGGTCTCCGAAATGACCAACAAGGTCCAGATCGAAGGTCAAATCCTTAAACAGATGGACGAAGAGCGTCTAGCCTTTGGTTGGGCTTACGTCTCTACTGTCAAAGGTGAACTTAGCCTAGATCACAGTGGCGAGTTTATTCGTCCTGATCAGATTGCTAAAGCCGCTACTGATTTTATGCTTTCCATGAGAACCGCCAAGGCTATGCACACTGGCGAGAAGATTGGGGAAGTTGTTCATTCCATGCCCTTGACGAATGATATTGCAAAGGCATTGGGTATCCAATCGGACCGCGAAGGTTGGGTAATCGCACTGAAAGTCTATGACGATCAAGTGTGGCAAGATGTTAAAAGCGGTAAACTGGCTGCGTTCTCGATTGGCGGACGAGCCTTGAAGGAGATGGTGTAATGCCCACCGAACTCGTAAACTTGGAACTTGAAGAAGTTTCCTTGGTCGATATGGGTGATGACCCACTCGCTAAGGTTGCTCTCTACAAGCGCAGCCCGGAAGGGGAACACATGGAAGACGAAAAAGTTGAAGACCTTGACCTTGAAAAAGGTATGAAGGAAGAGAAAAAAGTCGAAATCGAAATCGGTGACGACGAAGAAGAAGACATGATGGAAGACGATATGGAAGGCAAGAAGCCTGCCCGTAAGTCTTGGAAATCTGAGGCTCTCGCGTTTGAAGAGGCCAACAAAGTTCTTCTGGAAGAGATTGAAACCTACAAGGCCAAAGTCACTGAACTTGAAGCTGCTGTAGTTTCCAAATCGGCTCCTGCCGAAGAGATGATTGAAGTTGAAGGTGAGATGATTGCCAAGTCGGCCATCCCAACTCCGATCCTCAAAAAACTAGAAGAGATGCAAAAGGCTGCTGAAGTCGAAGCTCTCCGTAAGCGCGCTGAAGAGGTTCTCCCGAACTTTAAAGGGACTGCTGATGAGCGTGGTAAACTCTTGAAGTCGATTGGTACGGATGAAGCCCTCCTTGCCATCCTTCGCGCCGCTGATGCTGCTTTTGCTGGCATCTACCAAGAAGTCGGCAAAACAGACGCAGAAAACGACCTTAAATCTCCCACTGAAAAGCTTAACGACATGGTTAAGGCTTATCAAGAAGATAAGAAGGAAAAAGACTTCTATAAAGCGTATGCTGCTGTCATCAAGACTGCACAGGGCAAATCCCTGCTGCTTGAAACCTACAAAAAGTAATTAAGGAGCCTCAAAATGGCATTTACTGAGCGTATGGCTACCCGTACCTATATCTCTGGTTCGGCTGTCACCCAATTCCGTTTCGTTACCCTTGCTTCCGATGGTCAGGTTGACCACACGGGTGACGGTCTTCGCGCTGATGGCGTGGCCCTGATGGCTGCTTCCGGTGCTGGTACGGCTATTACTGTTGCTTACGACGGTCGTGTGACTGTTGAAGCCGAAGGTTCGATCAGCCGTGGTGCTGCTGTTGCTTCGGACGCTTCGGGCAAAGCTGTGGCCGCTGGCACAGGCGACATCATCCTTGGCACGGCTCTGGAAGCTGCTGCTGATGGTCAAATCATCACGGTTGAAATCCGCCGTGACGGCACTGCTTCTGCCTAATCTAGTTTAAAAAGGAATACTACAATGGCTATGCTGACTCCGAGCGCCGTTCATATCGACGCCCCGCTTACTAACCTGACGATTGCTTTCCTGCAAGACGCTAACGGCTTTATCGCTGACCGCGTGTTCCCGAAAGTGTCGGTTGCTAAGAAGTCCGACAAGTACTACATCTACAACCGCGCTGACTTCAACCGCGTTGGTCAGGTGCAGGCTCGCGCCCCGCGCACACAAGCTCCTCGCGTTGGTATGTCGCTCTCGCAGGACACCTACCTGACGGACGTTTACTCGCTGGCTACAGACTTCGACTTTGAAACTCTGGCTAACGAAGATGCGGCTCTGGACATCCGTTCCGCTGGCGCACAAATGCTGACCCACCAACTCCTGATCGACCGTGAAATCAAGTGGGCTTCGACCTACTTCACTGGCGGTGTCTGGGGTACGGATTGGGATGGTGTTGCTTCGTCCCCCTCGACGGCTCAGGTCATTCAGTGGTCGAACTACTCGACCTCGACCCCGATCCAAGACGTTACCAACATCATGCGGACTGTGCAACTCAAGTCGGGCGGCTTCAAGCCCAACGTTATGGTTGTTGGTAAAGAAGTCCGTGACATTCTGGTCAACCACCCCACGATCCTTGCCCGCCTGAATGGTGGCGCGACTGTGACGAACACTGCTCTGGTGACGGATGCCAAACTGGCTGAAATCTTCGGCGTGGAAGAGTTCCTC